CAGACGGCGGAAGATTTACTCACAGCTATAGAGATCTTGGAGAGGCAGAATGGCAGATAAAAGCGGCCGCGGCACTTATGCCATTACTGTCGATCCTTACGAGTTTAAGAATCTTCTCGGTCTTTTGGGTTCATTTCCCGCGGAGTATCAGCAGCTCGTAAGAGATCGCGCTCAGCCTATGTCTAAGCGACTAGCTGGCCAGCTCATGATGAGCGGACTGTCTGCTCCAGCTCCACAGACGAAGCTAGTAGTCCAGACGATCAAGACTCCACGCGATCGTCTTATTCGCGTCGACATCGGTGGCCCTAAGAAGGTCGGTCGTCCTTATGGCGGAGAAGCTTCTAAAAGCGGTAAAGGCGCGAAGGTTCGTCGTCAAGCTGCGCCAGCTGGCGCGCTGCTCTGGGGAACAGAATACGGATCTCATGGCGGCGTCGACTCGATCGGCCGCACATTTACGAACAGATTTAAGACTCCCTATAATAAGCGCGGCTACTGGATCGCTCCAGCGGTCGACTTCTATGTCCCAGTCGTAGCCCGCGAATACTCGCTTATGGTTCAGCAGATCGCTAAAGAATTGAGGCTTAACTAATGGCGGGCATTCCGAAGATAAAGATTACTTTCGACGCCGACTTCGACGAATTAAAGAAAGGCGTCAAGGGCGCACAGAACGAAGTCGAAGGCTTCGGCTCTAAGCTGGGCGGATTCGCTAAGAAGGCGGGAGCTGCGTTCGCCGTAGCTGGAGCGGCTGCGGCTGCTTATGCTGGAGTTCTTCTCGTCGATGGCGTTAAGTCTGCGATCGAAGACGAAGCGGCTCAGGCTAAACTCGCGACAACTTTAGAGAATGTCACTGGAGCAACAGAGAGCCAGATTAAAGCTGTCGAAGATTACATAACCCAAACGGCACTAGCTAACGGAATTACGGACGACAAGCTTCGTCCGAGTTTAGATCGGCTTATCAGAAGTACGAAAGACGCTACCAAGGCGCAAGAACTCCAGAGCCTAGCTCTAGACATCGCAGCGGGAACAGGTAAAGATCTAGGCGCGGTCTCCGAAGCTCTTGGTAAAGCTTACGACGGTAATCTCGGCGCATTAAGAAGACTAGGCGTCGGACTCGATGATTCGATTATTAAGTCCAAGGACTTCGACGCCGCAGCTGCGGCATTAGCTAAAACTTTTGAGGGCCAAGCTTCTCAACAAGCCGAGACCTTTCAGGGAAAGATGGCTCGTCTTACTGTTGCATTTGATGAAGCGAAAGAGACTGTAGGTTCTTACGTTCTCGATGCGCTTACTCCGCTTCTGTCTGGATTCGTCGATAAAGGAATCCCAGCTATTCAGGGCTTCGCCGATTCTTTAGGTAAAACACTCGGGCCAGCATTCGGCGAGATTTTTAAGGTCATTCGCGACGATGTACTTCCGATCTTGACTTCTTGGTGGAAGTTCCTTTATAACGAGATAGTTCCAGCGATTCTTAAAATCGTGGGGCCAATTCTCGAAGGACTTAAATCCGCATTCGACAAGATTAAGAAGGCGATCTCGGATAACTCCGAAGAACTAGAGCCATTCTACGGATTCTTAAAAAAGGTCTGGGAGTTTACGGATAAGTATTTAGTCCCACTTCTAGGCGGAGCATTTAAGCTTGCACTTGAAGGACTTGGAACTCTCATCGCTGGACTCGTTACAGCTTTCGGAAAGTTCGTCGGTCTGTTGACTGGAATCTATAACGGCGCGAAAAAGGTTATCGATCTAATTAGGGATAATCCAGTAACTAGATTATTCGGTGCTAGTAACGCTTCTTTCGTAGGAGCTGGGGAAAGCCAAGGATTAGTCTTCGGCGGTGAAGATGGATCGGGTGGAATTATTAGCGGCGGATTCGGCGGCGGCGGCGGAACTTTCGCTCCGTCTGCGGGATCGCCTACCTTTACAGGCGCGCCGCTATCTGCTTATTCTCCAGCGATGCAAGCTGCGATCCTACGACGTGAAGAGTTAAAGGCCGAAACAGCCAGACTCAGAGCAGAGCGCGAATCTAATGCGTCCGCTCGCGTTACTGTAAACATGGGCATCGTAGGAGATCCAGAATCGGCAGCTAGAACGATCGTCGATGTACTTAACAAGTCCCAAGCGCGCGGCACTCTTGGCGCGGGAGCGTTGTTCGCAGTATGACCCAGTGGATTCCAATCTGGAGCGTTCTCATCGATGGAGTCGAGTATCGAAACATAACTCTCGCAAATCTCACGATCGAATCGGGCCGCCGCGACATCTATCAACAAGCGGTAGCGGGCTACTGTAATTTATCTATTCTCAACATCGACGACGATCCGATCACTGTAGAGATAAACTCTGGGATAACTGTGTTCGTGCAGAACTCCACAGCTACTCCAGTGGCAATCTTCGGCGGAAGCGTAAGCGACATTCTTACGACAGTCGAACGATCGGGAACTGGCGGTCTCGTTCAGACTATTAGCATTACGGCACTTGGCGCACTTTCACGTCTTCCGAAAGTATTAACCGAAGGCGTACTAGCTAAAGACTTCGAGGGCGATCAGATCTTCGACGTACTTGATGGCATTCTTTACGGAGCTTGGAACGAAGTTCCCGCAGCTTTAACGTGGGCAACTTATGACGCGACGACGACATGGGCTAACGCGGAAAATAGCGGAGTCGGTGACATCGATCGCCCAGGCAATTACGAACTTACAGCTAGAGCCAGCGACGTTACAGATGCTTATTCTCTGGTATCAGCTTTAGCCACTTCTGGACTGGGTTACATCTACGAAGACTCCGAAGGCCGCATCGGGTATGCGGATTCGACTAGAAGAGGACAGTATTTAGCTGCGAACGGTTACGTCGATCTTTCAGCTTTAGACGCTTATTCCAGCGGTCTACAAACATCGACGAGAGCGGGCGACGTTCGTAATTCGATTACGATTACTTATAAGAACGGCCAGCTAGTTACAGACGACGATCCCGCGTCTATCGCACTTTACGGATCACTGGCCCAGAACATTCAAACTTCGCTAGAAAACGGCGCAGACGCTACGACACAGGCCGCGTTCTATCTAGCTCTTCGCGCTTACCCTAGAGCTAACTTCGAGTCGATTCGCTATCCACTCGGAAGCCCTAATGTCTCCGATTTAGAGAGAGATTCTCTTATCGGCGTCTTTATGGGAATGCCAGTTAACATTACAGACCTACCCGCGAACATGGGTCTAGCTTTCCAAGGCTTCGTAGAAGGCTGGAGATTCTCGGCTGGCTATAACTCTCTGGCCATCGATCTTTACGTTACGCCGATCGCTTACTCACTCGACGCGTTCCGCTGGAATGACGTGCCAGCTTCCGAAAGATGGAACACTCTTAGCCCTACACTTACATGGTTAGAAGCGACAGTAGTCGCATAAAGGAGAAGAAATGGCAACTACTACACCTAACTTCGGCTGGAGCGTTCCGACTTCGACCGATTTAGTAAAAGATGGCGCGACAGCGATCGAGACGCTAGGCGATTCGATCGACGCGTCTTTAGTAGATCTTAAAGGCGGAACTACTGGACAAGTTCTAGCTAAGAACTCTAATACGGACATGGATTTCGTATGGTCTAACGACGCAGCGGGCATGACTAACCCGATGACTACTACTGGCGACACGATTTACTCTTCGAGCGGATCTACTCCAGCTCGTCTGGGAATTGGAACTACAGGTCAGCTTCTAACTGTTGCGGGTGGAGTGCCGACGTGGGCTTCGCCAGCGGGCGGCGGTGCAAATTGGTCATTAGTAAACTCAGGCGGCACAGACTTAACCGCTGCGGGCACAATTACCGTAAGCGGTATAAGCGGTGCAGACGGCATTTTAATCGGTATTTCATCGGCTTCGGGTGTTTCTTCAGGTTTTGGTATGTCTTTTAGATTTAATGGTGACACAGGCGCAAATTACAATTCTTTTGATGTTAACAACACTGGTTTAAATACTTATTCAGCAGGCATTTTTTACAGCCAACCGTATTTATCCGCCACTAGTGTCACTGCAGCAAATAACGGAAACAATTCGACTTGTTCTATTACTGGTTACATTTATCTTTCAGGTTGCAACTCATCAGGTAACAAAGCATTTTGGGGCGTTGCTGGTGGCGATAGCGTAAGTTCATCTATAAATCACGATCAACATTTTTTTGGTGGAGTTTATACGGGGACTAGCGCAATTACTTCAGTTAGTGTTCTCGCTAGTGGCACTAATTTTGACGCTGGCAAAATCTGGGTTTATACAACGGCATAAGGGGATAACATGAAAATTATAGAAAAAGAGTTTAACGCTGCAACAGGCGAAGAAACTATTACAGAACGAGAAGAAACAGCTGCAGAAAAAGCAGAACGCTTAAAAATAGAAGAGGCCAGAAGTGCCGCCGATGCAACGGCAATTCTAAAAGCTGCAGAGAAAGCGGCTCTACTTACCAAACTTGGCATAACCGACGACGAAGCGAAGTTACTTCTATCATGACTTACCCAGTCGGAACAGCTGCGGCAGTCGTAGAAGTAGCACTGGCCGAAGTCGGTACAATCGAAGAAGGCAATAACCTTACGAAGTACGGAAAGTTTACCAAGGCCGATGGCTTACCTTGGTGCGGATCTTTCGTTAATTGGTGCTTCCATGAAGCGGGCGTAAAGCTTCCATCGATGGTCTCCACAGCTGCGGGCGCGCATAAGCTAAAAGAAGTAAATCGCTTCGTAACCGAAGAGCCGAAGATCGGCGATCTTGCATTTATGGACTTTCCGCATGATGGCATCGATCGTATTAGCCACATCGGAATCGTCGTCGGAGTTAAGGCGAAGACTGTTATCACGATCGAAGGTAATACATCGGGAACAGGCGATCAGCGCAACGGCGGAATGGTCATGGTTAAAGAGCGCGCATTCGGGAGCGGTAAAGAAGTCGTAGGGTTCGGACGTCCTAAGTTCGTAGCTTACGCTGGCGATTATCCACTCGTCGAAGTACCTACTCAATCGGCAGCGAAGCCGAAGATTAAGGAGAAGAAAGATGGAAAACTTAAAAGCGTTACTCGCAAGCTGGGCGCGTAGCTTCTTGGCCGCGTCGATCGCTGTTTACATGGCGGGAGTGCAAGATCCTAAAGCTATCGGAATGGCTGGCTTAGCCGCTGTTCTACCTGTAGTTCTGCGCTGGTTAAATCCTAAAGATTCCGCTTTCGGGTTATCGGGGAAGTGACTCGAAGACTAATAGCGGGAAGTCTGGCCTTAGTCCTTTCGGCTGGGCTTTCCGCTTGCGGTTATCAGGGTTGGGTTCGCTATGAGTGCCAAGAATACGAGAACTGGTCGAAGCCAGAATGCCAAGAGCCACGATGTATCCCTACTGGAACGTGTACTAGCGACGTCCTTGGAGAAGAAGCTCCACAGCCCAGCGCGACGCCGTAGTCCAGAAGAAGTCCACGCGACTCTCATTCTTATCATCGGCTCGACTTTAGCCGCTGTCTTCTTAATCGTAACGCTAGGGATTACCTACGCTCTTATCTTCGTTACTCAGCCGATCGGTAATCAAGCTCCGAACGATGCGGCCTTTATCGATTTACTAAAGACTCTCGCGATCTTCTTAACTGGATCACTAGGCGGAGTTCTTGCGGGTAACGGACTAAAGTCCAAGCCGAAAACACCAATCGACACGCCGATAGATAAGCGGGAATCTTGACCTAGGCTCGTTCTTGCTTCACTCTTTACATAGGGAGCGCGAACGTCGTTCCCAGTATCGGGAGCAAGTAATGAACGAGTTATCGATTATCGTAATGATGCTAATAGCTGGGATCTTATGGGCAGCTATGAGCTATTCAGTCGGTTATAAAGAAGGCCAGCGAGAAGGCTTTAAGCGCGGTCGAGCTGTATCACGTCACGCATCTAGGGAAGTGCGCTAATGAGCTTCTTAGACAATTACGAAGACGTAGCGGCCAGAATTGCTCGCCTATGGTTAACACACCCTACAGCTAGAGTTCAGACGAACATCGTGGACTTTAACGCCGAGAAGGGTTACGTCCTTATCCAAGCCCAGATCTTCCGCGAGTACGAGGATCTACACCCATCGGCTACCGATTACGCATTCGGTAACGTAGCGACTTATAACGTCAACATGAAGAAGTTCTTCGTCGAGGACACTGTTACATCTGCAATCGGTAGAGCGATCGGATTACTACTGGGAGCAGATAAGCGTCCCACTCGTCAGGACATGGAGAAGGTCGAGACAGTAAGCGCGAAGGTAGCGAACTCAACGGCGGACGATTACGACCCTTGGTCTAAGAAGTTCGGCGAAGTGCCAAGCTATAAGACGGCAGAAGAAGCCGAACAGAGCGGCATTCCTAGCCTTGGATCATCGATGGACGAGATCGCTAAGCAGCTAGGCGGAGAGTTACTTCCAGAAGCTCCACAGTGCAGCCACGGCCATCGTATCTTTAAGACTGGAGAAGCTAAGACTGGTAAGGCTTGGGGCGGCTGGTTCTGTGTAGAGAAAACTAAGGCGACACAGTGTTCTCCGCTCTGGTACGTTTTAGCCAGCGATGGCAAGTGGAAGCCACAGGTCTAAAGATGAGCGATCTAATCGAGATTATCTATCCGCAATCCATGACGGCCAAGCTTCTACAGAATGGCGAAGTTATAGCCGAGTATAAAGTCGAACAGTGCGACAGCTGCGCCAAGGTCAAGAAGCTAGACGCTTTCGGTTATACCAAGGGCCAAGGCGGAGAGAAGTTAACTTGGCTCTGCGGTGAGTGTAGATGAAGGTAAAGCCCACGATCGAAGATAAGGTCTTAGCTCACACTGTAGCTCTAGAACGAATCGCACAGGTCAACGGCCACCCAGACGCTTCTAGTCGATACGACAGACAGCTCGGCTTTCATGATTACGTTGCGCAAGTGGCCGAATCAATAGTCGCCGAGATCTTGGTCGCTCGTTACCTTGGTTACACAGAGTTCGATCCAAGGTCGTCACAATTTAAGAAGACGGCAGATGTCGGAAGCTTCATCGAAGTAAAGTGGACACGCTACGAGACTGGTCAGTGCATCATCGGAGAGGGCGATCGATCTACAGACGTGGCCGTCCTAGTCGTAGGCACTAGCCCGAATTACAGACTAGCGGGCTGGATACCTGTAGCCATGGCCAAGCGGCCTAAGTATAAGAACTCTAAGCAGCCTACTTGGTGGGTCGACCAGAAGAACTTACAGCCGATCGAGAATCTAAAAGGGAGCAACTATGGACAAGCTGCGCTATAAGTGTCGCGTCTGCAAGAAGGACACGGAGCAACTTATTCGTGTAATTACAGATAATCTTCCAGATAATGTAAAGACGATCCAGTGCTGCATCTGCTCGACTATGACAGTGGCACTAATTGGAGAAGCTAATGGCGACCTATGAATACAGGTGTGAAGTGTGCAGTAAAGAGCTGGAGATACAGCGGCCTATCGAGGACACACTGGCCAGAGATCCTTATTGTGAGAATTGCACTGTCCCGATGAAGCGCATTTACTCGCTTGGTGGAATCGTGTTTAAGGGTAACGGTTGGGGCGGTAAGCCATGAAGTTATACACAGGGTTTATCCACAGTGTGCGTAAAGCTGTGGGACACTCCCAAGATTACGCTCCCTACTTGACACGCGCGCTACTATCTCTTCGCATGAAGCGAGCCGCTGAG